ATGGATGGCACGCAGTCTCCTGCTGCTTTCAAGGCTTTAAATGTTCAACTTGCTGCATCTAATCAAAGGTTGGATGAGTTGGTAACTAATGCCGCTAAAGCTGGAGCAGAGATGGAAACGGGATTCAAAAAAGGTATATACGATGGCGAAAAAGCTGTCAATTCCTTATCCGAAGAGATCATTAAACAAAAAGACATCATACGTGAGACACAGAATGATGTTTCAATGCTTACAGAACAATATAAGAAATTAGGAAAGTACGACCCTAAAAGACAATCTTTATCAGATGAATTAAACCGTGCAAAGGCAGCATTAGGAGAACAAAAGTATGCTCTTGGTGAATTACAATCACAACAAGCTCTTGCAAGATTATCTACCAAAGCTCTAAAGGATGAATACGCTTTGTTCAAGGATGAAAGCAAGGCTGTTGTTACCGTTAATGAAGGTGTAGGAGTCTCATTCAAGAAGACACTTGCTGCTATTGGTGGAATCGCAATGTTGAAACAAGTTGCTTCAAATGTAGTATCAACAGCTGGAATGTTTCAAAAGTATGAATCTGTATTAACTAATGCTCTGAATGGTAGTTCCGAAAAAGCAAAAGCATATCTATCTGACATAAATAGCTTTGCCGCAAAAACAAACTTCCAACTTGATGAACTGACGGATGATTTTATAAAATTCGTCAATCGTGGTATCACTCCTTCGATGGATGCCATGAAAAAAATGGGAGATTTTACCAATACAGTAGCAAAACCTTTCGACCAGCTAACAGAGGCGATACTTGATATAAATAATCCAGAGCGTTGGAAAGAGTTCGGTGTTCGTGTTCAAACAGAAGGGAATAAAGTTAAGCTTTCGTTCCGTGATATGACAGTTGAATGTGACCGAACAGTTGAATCTGTAATGAAAGCCGTTGAACAATTTGGCTCAATGAAAGGCGTTGAAGGCTCTACGGAAGCTATTGCAAAGACTATTGAGGGACAAATGTCAAACTTTGAAGATACAATAACTACTGCTTTGGCTGAGATAGGACTTACTAATCAAAATTTGATTTCAGGAAGTATATCTGTTGCTGATACTGTAGTTAAGAACTACGAAGTTATAGGGCAAAGTGTATTGGCTCTCGTTTCAATATATGGTGTTTATAGAACTGGGCTATTGGTGAACTCCATTGTTGAGCAAGGATTTACAAAGGCTATATGGGGAAAGGTTGCAGCAACCAAAGCTGCTACTGTTGCTCAAGCTACATATAACAAAGTTCTCGCAATGAATCCTTATGTATTAGCTGGAACTGCCATAGTTTCTCTTGGGATTGCTATGTGGACATTGGCAGATAATACATCCATTGCTGAAAAGGCACAAGAGCGTTTCAACAAGAAACAAGAAGAGTCGGCAAAACAAGAGAAAGAACGTAAACAAAAAATAGAGGGTCTTATTCAAAGCTCTCGTGATATTGCTTTGGCTGATTTGCAACGTGGGCAAAGTTTGGCAGAATTACGCAAGGAATACCCGAAGATATTCTCCCAGTACGACATAGAGAGCATCAAGTTAGCGGATATTCTTGAACTTAAAAGGCAGATTGCCGAGGAAGATTCAAAACGAGCCGGAGAAAGAGTTGCAAAAGATTTTGAAGCAGCTAATAAAGCGGTTTCTGATTATGAAAACACACTTTCCGCAAAACAAATTAATGGTGGGAAACTAACCCAGCAGGAAATTAGCAAACTAAAGGAACTTCGTTTTTACAGAGACGAATTTCTTGTTGAGAGAGGAAAGGGTATATCAGAGCAATTCATATCAAGCTTGAAAGATGTTGATATTAGCAAGTTTGACGAATATATTTCTGAACTTGAAAAACGAATCAAAGGAAAAGATGGGAATGGAAAAGTAAAGATGAAACTTCCAATTGACGTGGAAGGTTCTTTGTCTGATGAAGCAATTTATGAGGTAAAAGACATTAAAAATCTTATAGATACGGCTAAATCAACAAAACAAACCCGTATTGAAACCGAAAAGAATAAGACTACTTACCAACAAGACCTTGCAGCAGCTAAAGCCGATTGGGAAAAGGCAAAGAAAGGTTATGAAGTATTACTTAAAGACCAAGAAGCTACATCGGAGCAGGTGAAAGATGCCAAAGGCAAGATGGAAGCTGCCGAAAAGAAATATAAAGACTTAGGAGGAATTACTGGAAGCTCGTTGACTAAGCAGGAAAATCAAGCCAAGAAAGAAGCCGCCAAGCAACTCAAACAGCAAGAACTGCTTGCCGAACAACTCCTTTCCATTCGTCGGAAAAACCAGCAGGATGAAATCAACCTCATGGAGGATGGTACTGAAAAGAAGCTGGCTCAGATTGACTTGGACTATCGAAAAGAACTGGATGCTATTAAAAAACAGCGCAAGGATTGGGAAACGGAGCAAGGTGGAAAACTGACAGATAAACAAGAGGAGAAACTTGGCACATGGGCTTCTAATGCCGCTAAAAAAAGAGAAAGCGATATTGATTCAACAAGTAAAGCCAAACTTGAAGCCGACAAAAAAGCATGGCAGGAGTATTTCATTGAGTTCGGCAACTACCAGGAAAAGCGCAAAAATCTTATTCAGAAGTACAATGACGAGATAGCCAAACTGCAAACCGACAGCCCGGAGTACGCTTCCAAGGTAGCCCAAAAGAACAAGGCTCTTGAACAGCTTGATGAACAGTTCGGTCACTCCACAAAGGCGATGGCAGACCTCTTTGAAGATGCCAGCAATAAGTCCGTTTCCGCTATTCAGTCCATCATTGACAAATACGAAACCCTTGTCAAGTACATGTCCGGTACTGATAAAGACATTTCTATTGCTGATTTGAAAGGAATGGGCTTTACCGATAAAGACATTGAAGGGATAGAAAAAGGGGAAATATCCATCAAGGATGTTACAGACGCAATCAAAGGGTTAAAGGATGAACTTAAAGGCAAATCACCGTGGCAGGCTTTCGTCTCTGACTTGGAGAAAGGGATAGAAGCCATAAAAAAGGGTGGCAACGATTCCAAGAAAATCGGTCAAGGAATCACCGATATAGGAAATACTGTGACGTCTTTTGCCCCTGCATTGAATGAGTTTGGCTCAAGTATCGCCGACATATTCGGATTTGACGACAGTAAGATAACAAGTGCCATTGATGCGCTTGGCGGCTTAGGACAAACGGCATCCGGGGTCGGGCAAATCATGTCGGGTGATATTGTCGGAGGCGCAATGAGTGCGGTTTCTGGAATTTCCTCTGTAGTGTCCGCATTGGACGGGATGTTCGGTGCCGATTATTCCCACTATAACGAGATGGTTGAGGAGTACACCAGGCTCAATGAGATATGGGATGAGCTGATAGACAAGAAGCAGGAATACATCAGCATTTCCTACGGCATGGAGGCAGACAAGGTCGGAGAAGAGGCGCTTGGCCTTGTTGAAAAGCAAATTGAGGCATATCGCCTACTGGGAAAAGAACGTCTTAATTCCGGTGCATCCGCAGGTTCCCATTCCATTGGCAAGCGGATGGCAAAGAACACCTCGTCAAGCGACTGGCAGGACATTGCCGACGCACTCGACATGTCAGTCAATGCCGCCAAAGAGTTTATCGGGACCGGAAGAATGACCGGACTGTTTGACCTCACTGTTGAGCAATTGGAGAAACTTAAATCCGAAGCTCCTGCCTTCTGGGCGAAGATGGACGGTGACGTGCAAGAATATTTGAACGGCATTATAGATGGAGAGGAAAGGATTGAGGATATTCAGAACCAGATTAGTGAACAACTGACACAGACAACGTTCGATAGCGTTTTCGACAGTTTTGTGGATACCCTCATGGATATGGGCAGTTCCGCGAAAGACTTTTCTGACAGTTTCAGCGGATATATGCAGCGTGCCGTGCTTACCACAATGGTAGGCAACAAATTTACCGAGGACCTTCAAACGTGGTACGATGCCTTTGCCCAGGCCAATAAAGACCAAAGAGGCATTACGAAGGAGGAGATGGAGGCTCTTCGGAAGCAGTATGACGCAATTGCCGGTTCCGCACTTGCCGAACGTGACAAGCTTGCGGAAATTTTCGGATGGACCAAAGAGGATACCGACAGTAGCACGGATAACTATGAGGATTTCATCGGTAGTATGCAGAGTTCTCTTACTTCCCTTGATGTGACGGCCAAGGATGTTTCTGATAATATCTATGATTACTTCCGTCAGGCAATGATTAACGCTCTGTATGAAAAGGAGTACAAGAGCAAGATGGAAGAGTTGTACAAGACCTTTGAAGGGCTTTCCAAAGACGGATTGTCCGAGAGTGACATGGCACAACTCGGCTCTCAGATTGACCAATACATTGAGCAGATGATGAAGGGCGTAGAGGACGTTAATAGTTTGTTTGCTGACAAGCTGAAGAACGCCGAAGACTTGCAGTCGTTTGTTGATAGCGTCAAGTCTGCCATGTCCTCTGTCGAAGCCACTGCCGAGGATGTGACAGACAACATCTTTGAGTACATCCGTCAGCAGATGGTTGATAAGATGTTCACTGATAGCTTCCAACCGCAGATAGAGGAGTTATACAAGAAGGTTCAGGAAGCCATGTCTGACGGTGACATAACCGGCGCTGAAAAGGATGCGTTAAGAAACGAAGCGGAGAAGTTGGCTAACGACATTACGGCCGCTAAGGATATTCTGAGTGATACTCTTGGCATTACTGAGAGCAACCTAAAGAAAGAACTTGAGGAGGAATTCAAATCATTCTCCGATGGGATATTAAGTTCCTTGTATGATACGGAAGTTACTGCTGAGACTGTTGCCAAGAATATCTCCGATTCCATGCGGAAAGAGCTTATTGAGGCAATGTACCTTGAACAGTACGAACCGCGTATCAAGGCCATCTGGGAAAAATGGAAGGAATACTCAGAGGATGGACTTGTAACCGATGAAGAGCGTACAAACATCAAGAATGACATTGACGGGTTGAGCAAGGAGGTCGTCGATGCTGCCGGGGAAATCAGTGACGCGTGGAAAGACTCTGGAGAGGAGGTAAGGAAAGCGTTCAACTCTTTCTCCGACAGTATCAAGAGTGTGCTCTATGACGCAGAAGCTACCGCCGAGGACATAGCCGACAATATCTATCAATATATGCGCAATGCCTTGGTGGATTCCATGTTTACTGCCCAGCTCCAGCCTCAGATTCAGGCCTGGTATGACAAATATACCGAATTTATGAAAGACGGTGCCATTGATACGGCCGAGCGCAAGACTCTGGACGAGATGATAGCCGAAATTCAGAAAGCCGGTGTCGACATTGTGGATGCGGCTAACAAGCTTTTCCCCACTCTTGATACGGGAGCCATCAACCGTGCGGAAGAAGCCGCCCAGGAAGCGGAGAACGCCCGTAATGAAGCTGAGCAGGAATGGGAGTCGTTCTCTGATGGTATTCTGAATTCCTTGTGCGATATAGAGGCCACAGCGGAGGATATTTCCGATGACATGAGCGAATACATGCGCAAGGCTTTGATTAAGGCCATGTATGTGGAGAACTTCAAACCGCAGATGCAGAAGTGGTACAATGAGTGGAAAAAGGCCATGGGAGATGACGACTTGACTTCCGAAGAAAAGCAGCTCCTCGACTCCATGAAACAGACGATGGTTGACGACATGAAGAAAGAAGTTGATGCCATCAACCAGTTCTTTGGAACCATGTTTTCACAGCAGGCGAGTAGTAAGGGTTTTGAAGCCATGTCACAAGATACCGGCGAAGAACTTAACGGACGTTTTACAGCTTTGCAGGTTGCCGGGGAAGAAATAAAGAACCAGTCCATTCAACAGACCGGTTTACTTTCATCCATCAATGGCAAACTTTCATTGCTCAATCTTAGAAGCGGGGATGTCCCAGCTTTGTTATCTGGAACTCCTAATTTCGCAGATAGAGCCAAAGAGACAATAGCGAGCGGCTATCAGTCGCAGGTACATGTTGTTTTCCCGACAGAGGACATAAAGGCATTGACCGATAAAGTCTCCAATATGGAAAGAATCGTAGATGAAATGAGAACATTCCAAGTAGAAGGTAACATGGACCGTAGAGATATACTTGAAAACTCTGTTATTCTTGCCAAAAATAGTCCGCGAATACTCGATAATACAAATGATATCAAGCAGGATATAAAGAATCTATAATAGTTATGGCAGAATTAATAATAAACGGAAGAGAAGCCCTAAAAGAGTGGGGTGTTAGAATGGGAGATAACTTTCTTGATGTACTGGGAGCACCGGTACCTCTGAAAGAGTTTATAGAGAATAAATCACGCTTGGAACATGGGAAACAAGTTCTTATGGATAACCCCAAGCTTGATGAGCGTGAGTTAACTCTTGTTTTTACAGTAGAAGGTGATTCTCCTGCCGATTATCAGGCAAAGAAAACAGCTTTTTATGAAGAACTTTACAAAGGTAAAATTGATATTCAGATTCCTGAGAACAGTAGTGATATTTATCATTTGCTATATTTAGGAAAGAGCGTTTCTTATGCCCAAAGCTTAGACCGGACATTTGGGAAAATATCAGCCAAATTCTGTGAGTACAATCCATCTAACCGTGTTGTAGGCTAGAAATTTACGACATTAAATTCATTGTCGTGTATGGAAGCTCTAATTTTTAGGGCTTCTTTTTTTTATGTCCGACCTTTGTTTACATGATAGATATTAAGGACATACAAGGCAATACCCGCTTTTCAACTGGTATCAATCCCGGTGCAAAAGGCAAGTTCTCTTTAATGAAAGAGGACTATGTCGTACTACCTTTTAATACTCTGTCCCCAGTCGATTTCCAAGTAGGTGATTACGTTGACTTGCGTGGGGTACTCGATGCCTCCATGGGCGGTAAATTGGCAAAAATCTATCAGATTGTAGATATTCCCTATCCGACCTACAAGAACGGAGGCTACTCCTATGAACTTCGTTTTGACGCTTACTATTTCAAGTGGAAAACAAAGATATTCAAGTACACCCCGGAGTACGGAGGACTGGAAGCGTCCTGGTCCCTTACCGCTTCACTGGATGTCCAGATGGGTGTATTCCTTCGCAATTTGAAAGCTCTTGGTTATAAATATGAGGGAAAAGACTTCGTGTTTTCCATTGACGATAGTGTCGAGAACTCCTCCAAATTGATGACCTATGACAATACCAACCTCATTGATGCTATGTTCAGCATGGCTGATAACTGGGGTTGTGATTGTTGGGTAACGGACCATGTCATCAACTTCGGACGCTGTGAGTTCTCCGACGCTGTTAAGATAGAACTGGATAAGGAAGCCAAGGACATGAGCCGGAGTGACAGCAAGGGTACTTATGCCACAAGAATCTATGCGTTCGGTTCAACAAGAAACATCCCTACCAACTATCGCCCGGTAGACCAGACCACTGTTGTCAACGGTATCGTCCAGAAGCGCCTTATGCTTCCGGCAGGCACTCCATACGTGGATGCCCACGAGGGCTTGACCGATTTGGAAGCTGTCGAAGCCGTTGTTGTATTTGATGACATCTGCCCCAAAAGAGTAGGTGAAATCACCGGTGTAAGCTTTTATGAGAGCGAGGTAGATAATGAAGATGGTACAAAGACAAAAGCTACCTTCTACCGGTTCAAGGATTCAGGCATCAACTTCTCGAAGAAATACATCCTTGAAGGACAGGAACTCAAAATCAGGTTCGAATCCGGCAAGCTCAACGGCATGGAGTTCGGTGCTGCCTTCAACCCTCTTGGCCTGACCGAGAAGAACGACGACGGCACATGGAATCCTGACGCCCAGCTTTGGGAGATTATCCGTAACGAGGACTACGGCAGACCCCTGCCGGATGAAGTGCTGTTTCCGGCAAAAGGTGACAGATATGTGCTGTACGGCTGGAATGCCGGGAAGATAACCGAACTTGGGTTGGTTGCTATTGCCGAGCAGGAATTGCTTGCCACCGCCAGGAAGTACGTGGCAAAGGCCTGCATCGACGACGGTACCTATACGGCTACGCTGAACTCTGTTTGGGTGCACAAAGACCCAATCAATCACAGCTTTGACATCGGCCAGCGCATCAACCTTGTCAATCCCACCTATTGCAATGGTGGGCGCTTGTCCCGTGTCATCGGCTTTGAAATCAAGCTGGACTTGCCTTACGACTCCCCACAGTACACTATCGGCGAGAGCACCGCCTATTCCCGCATTTCCGACATAGAAGGTAAGGTCGAGGAGTTGACTTTCAAAGGTCAGACCTTCACCGGTACCGGCGGCAGCAACATCTATGTCATCAAGACCAACGACGCTACGGCCGCAAGCAACTTCAATGTGTTCTCAGCCTTGCGTACCTTGAGAATGTTCCTCCGCAAGGACGCAAGCGACGTAGCGGAAGAAATCATAAACTTTTTGAAGGGATTGCTGATAGGCAAGAACGGCAGCGGTATCACGGTACGCAAGGACGGCACCTCGCAGGCTGTCGTTGACCGTCTATATGTGAAGATAAAGGCCGTCTTTGATGAATTGCAAGTCAAGAGAGCTACCCATGTAGGCGGTGAACAAATAATCACCCATGCCGGTATGAAGTGCATCCGCGTGGAGGAACTGGAAGACGTCTACCGCTGCAGTTTCCTTGCCGAGCAGGACGGTGAGGCGATAGCCAACGAGTTCAGTGTAGGCTCGCTGGCGCAGGCAAAGGAGTGCAACATCGTCGAAGGAACCACTCTTAATGCCTCCAACCGCTACTATTGGCGTGAGGTCGTGGCCGTGGGACGTGACTACATCGACTTGTCCAAGACCATTTGCGGTGAGGACAGCGATGTTCCCCAAGCGGGCGATGACATTATAGGATTGGGCCACCGTACAGATGTAGACCTTCAAAGCGCAATCGTGCTATCGTCTACCAACGAGACATCCCCGTCTATAACTTTCTACACCGGCATTGACGACTTCAACCTAACGGGGAAAGATGTAATCTCCTTCGGTGTTGACAAATCCACCGGGCATGCCTACATGAAAGTGTACGGTACTTCCTATATCGGCGCCCGTGATGAGAGCACTTACATCAAGTACACACCGGAAGGTGGCGTAGAAATCAAAGGGCGATTCCTTACGATGGCCGGTGAGGACATCCTGACAATGTTCACTGTCATTGAAGGACTTATCAAGTCTGAAATCTCATCCGTGCGTGATGAAATCAATGCCCTGAACAATTACCTTAACAATGCGTCTTTTGCCGCTGACATGCAGTACTGGACCGGTAGCAGCAACATACGCATCTTCCGAGTTGACGGTCGGCTGCTGTACTTCAACAGTAACTTCTATGCGAACAAGGAATCTTTCGCCGATATAGTAAGCGAACGCGCAAAGAATGTGCTACGCCTTAAGAACAGCTATATCGAGCAGGTCAACTCAGACTTTTACCGCCATCCGGATTTTGAGACCTTCGACGAACTCAAGCGCCCCCGGCAGTTCACTATCTCTTTCAAGTATCTGGTGAAGCGCCCCGGCACTCTTGCCTTCCATTTCAAGAACGAGAACAAAGAAGGTTTTGAGGAATACACCCCGATTTCCTTTTCTAAGGACCTATATCCCAGTACTGAATTCAAGCAGATGGAGATAACCGGTAAGTGGAACGGAACCGGTGATTTCCACATGTCTTTTACCGGTGACATGTACTTGTATGCACTTACGCTAACCGATGATGCTCTTGCTGACTTGCGCGAGGAATTCAATATGCGTTTTGAACTTACAGACAAGAAGATTCAGGCGAACCTTGACGAAATCAGAAGCACGGCAGGCAAGCTTGAAGAGTATCACAGTGAATTCCTGCTTACCGCGCGCAACCTTGAAGCGAAGTTCACGGAGGACCTGACGAATACTGAGAGTCGTATAACGCAAGAATACACCTCTGCTATCGACATCTCCGCCCGTGGTCTGAAAGCTGAATTCACGTCCGGTCTTGTAGGCCTTGAGACTGGAATCACCGAAGCATATAAGTCTGCTATTGACATATCGGCCCGCGGTCTTCGTGCAGACTTCAGTGCGTCCGTCTCTGACCTGGACGGCAAGCTGTTCGCCCATGCAGGCAGCTTTCATGTGACTGCCGAGAAGATAGAAAGTATGGTGACCGCCACAAACAGCCTGAAGGGTACCGTGGAACAGCATACCTCAGCCATCAGCCAGACGGCCAGCCGTATAGACCAGTTCGTGCAGAAGATAACCTTCGATTCCAAAGGTAACATTACCAATATCGACAAAGCCGGTTTAGTGACGGAGAGCAATATCGCCACCATGTTTGCGGAAAAGGTCGACCCCAACGGTGATATCGTCAGGCGTGCTCAAATCAGCGCGTTCATCACCGAAGGCGAAGCGGGCAGGCTGATATCCAATGCTACAATCGAGGCTGACCGGATAAACTTTACGGGAAAGACCATCATCAACGGCAGTTTCGTGGTCGATACAAACGGGCGTGTGACGATGAACGACATCACGGCAAACAACCTGACTCTAAAGGGCAGCATAACGGGCACGGATGCTACGCTGAACGGCATTACAGCTAATAATCTGACATTAAAAGGCAATATCTCAGGTATTGACGCCATCCTGAACGACATTACTGCCAATAACCTTACGTTGAAGGGCAACATTACCGGGGTGGGGGCTACACTGAATGATATCACCGCCAATAATCTTACCTTGAAAGGGAGTATAACGGGCAGGGATGCTGTCTTGAACGATATCACCGCGAACAACCTTACCCTGAAAGGTACCATATCCGGTGCCAATGCCACGCTTAACGATATCACAGCCAATAATCTTACGTTGAAAGGAAATATTTCCGATGCCAACGCCATATTGAACGGCATCACCGTAAACGGAAAGATAAACGCCTCCAGCGGCCGGATAGGTGACTATCTGTATCTGCATGGTAACGGTATATCCACCAACTCGAGAGCGTTCGTGACCGACCTTACAGATAGCACTACGCAATTCGAACTCAGCAAGAGCTACTATCTGCATGCGATAGCGTCGGACGGAGGAGCCAATAGCATCCTGATAAGGCCCTACCAGACTATGGAAGCGGGCACAGTCAAAGGGGTGGTAACCATCTCTGCAACCATTCCGGGGCGCAATAGGGCCATACACGTATCTTCCGGCGAGAGCTATTTCGGTGGTGATGTGATAGTGGGGAAGATGTATGCTCCGTCCTCCGGGACTCTGGAAATTGCCGGGCCGCTGAAGACGCAAGGTGTATACCGGAATACTGACGTGATACTCTCTTCGGTTACAAGGTACAGCATTAAGGCGACCGACCACACACTGCTTTTTTACGGCAACTGTACTATATCCCTTCCGTCCTCTTCTGACGGGCATGAGATATGGATAATGCCGAACGGGAATACCATCAGTTTTCCTTCCGGTACGTTCGCGAACTCTTCCAGGACGAATATCAACGGGCGTGAATGGCATGTGATAAAACGGGTTTTGGGGAATTGGTATCTGTCATGGATGAGTATATAGAATAATTAAAATAAAAAGTATGAAAATCAACTTTAAGAAAATCGAGGCCCAGACCTCATTCGAAGGCGCCAAGCAGACCTTCGACGTAGCCGAAACGGTCGGCAATGAAATGATGTACAACGGAAGTATCCTTCTGGATATAGGCTTTGAAGACCTGGTACGGGAAATCTACTACTCGAAAGATGCGGTGGAAATCCCGGAACAGTATTGCAAGGCTCTTGAACTTGTGGTGAAGAACTCGCGGCTCATAGCTGCCGTGAAACGTGCGGTAATTAACCAACTGAACGTCATCCAGCCATCTTAAATCAATTCTGAAAATTATGGTATTGGAATCAAATCAGTTCAACCAGCTTGTAGAGGAGGTGAAGAAAGCCCTTCTTGTCGGCTCCCAAGGTGTGGGCGATGTGGAGATTGTCGATTCGCTGGCCGATATCGTGAGCCTGCCCGCCCTCCGTCTTGCCGGTATGGAAGAATCGGTGGTCGAGGCACCGCTTGAGTTGCTGTCTGCCCCTGCTGAGGAAGCTGCTGAGGAAGTGCGCAAAGCCGAAGCGGAGCGTGTCATAGTGGAGAACGCACGCAAGGAAGCTGAGAAATCCCGTGAAACGGCTGAGACAAAGCGTGCTTCATCTGAAAGTACCCGCGCATCTGCTGAAACTACGCGTATCAATGCCGAAAAGGAACGTGTGACAGCCGAAGGTCTCAGGAAAACGGCAGAGACAGAGCGAGGCAAAGCTGAAGCGGTCCGACAGACGTCTGAGACCGGACGGGCAACTGCCGAAACCGGCCGTGTTACTGCCGAAGGTAAACGTGTCAGCGCCGAGGAGGAACGTAAAAATGCTGAGACAGTGCGGGCCAACGCAGAGTCAACCCGACAGACAGCCGAAACGGGTCGTGTCAATGCTGAAACCAGTCGTGCTACAGCAGAAGGTAAGCGCGTTACTGCTGAGAATGCCCGAAGCACTGCTGAGGATACACGTAATAGTGCGGAAACTAACCGCCAAACAGCCGAAACCGGACGCGTAAATGCTGAAAGTACCCGTGTCACTGAATTTGCTGCCCTCAAGCAGGAATCGGAGACGGCTACTGCGAATGCTACTGATACGGCAGAACATCCTACCTACATCGGTGCAGACCACTATGTATACCAATGGGATAAGAGCGCTAAAGAATACGTTAAGACGGATATCTATGTGAAAGGCAAGCCGGGAGATACATTCACCCTTCTTGGACGTTACGATACGCTTGATGCCTTAAAGACTGCTGTACCTGACGGGGCAAACATCACTGGTTTCTATTCCGTTGGAACTGCATTGCCTTATACATATTATGCCTGGTATAACGGTGATTGGCAAAGTCAAGGACAATTGCAAGGTCCAAAGGGCGATAAAGGCGAGAAGGGGGATACGGGAGCGCAAGGTCCTCAAGGCGTACAAGGTCCACAGGGCATGAAAGGTGATACCGGTGCAACAGGACCGCAAGGAGTAAAAGGTGATACTGGTGCTACCGGTCCTGCTGGTGCAAAAGGCGCTACCGGTGCTACTGGTGCAGCAGGTGCAAGTGCCAGTATTACCGGTGCTACTGCTACGGTTGACGCCAACATCGGTACGCCCTCCGTGACCGTTTCTCTCGGTGGTACCGCATTGGCCAGAACCTTTTCCTTTGCTTTCAAGAACCTGAAGGGTGCTATCGGAGCAAAAGGCGCTACGGGTGCTACCGGAGCTACTGGACCTAAAGGGGCGACTGGTGCGCAAGGACCACAAGGGCCGCAAGGTGTCGGTGACCCGACAGTCACCGGTGCGAATACGGTCACGACACTGGCCTCCCTGCCAATTTCCAAGAGAAGTATCACTGCAAGGTTGGGTTCTGCCACGAACATCAGCCTTGCTTCCGGAATGTCAGTGGGCAATGACTTGTATATCCGCTGCGTCGCATCGGCGGCATTCACACAGCCGATACCCAATACCGGCGCGTTCACTTCGATGTCCGGTACTTCAATCAGTGTTTCCGCTGGAGATATCTTTGAGATTAGTATCTGGTGCTATGCCGCTGGCGCCTATTCAATATCCGTAAAAACAAGGGACTAAGGTTTATGAGTGTATTAAAAAGACGAAGCAATAATATAAAGGACGGTCAGTATGTGATTGCATTCTCCGACAGTAGAGCCTTAATAGATATTTCCAAGGATTGTGGAATGACATGGACCAGAAGACAACCTTCCGACCTTCCTAATGTAAACGAATACTTTTTCAGCAACGATAGAACGAGGATTGCCATGTCCGGAGACGGCAGGCATATCTATTGCTCGTGCTATATGGCAAATGTGGGATTATTGCGTTCTACGGATTTTCTGGAGACGGCAGAACCTTTCAAGCCTGATAATTGCTATTCCGTGTACTCGATAGCCTGCAACGGCAGGGGGAATCTGGTCGCTATTGTGTGTCAGAATAGCAATAACAAATATGATTTGATGCTTTCCGGGGATTATGGGAAAACATGGCGGGTCTCTAATGGATTAAAAGACAATACCGTGCCTCTCATGGGGGTGGAAATGTCCCATTCCGGCAGATACGTAGTGGCATATGCGTCAAATTCTCCCTATTATACTACCCATGAGCTGTTTATATCTTCCGATTATGGAGAAACTTTCAGCAGTGAAATATTCAGGGGGCCTATCACAAAGATTGCCATTTCCGGTGACGGCAAATACATGTTGTGTTGCTGCAACAGGGAGAGTTCATCAAAGTTATACTATGCCTATTATTCCGGGGATTATGGGAAGACGTGGACTAAAATTACCGATTCGAGTTTCTCTGCCCGTACATTGGCTGTATCCTATGACGGGAAATATATGGTTATAGAGGGAGGGTACTCTTATTCCGGTGCACGTATATCCGCCGATTACGGAAAAACCTGGGCATTGAAGCATTCCGTTATTGGCAATAGCTTTGCTTTGGGGCTTTCGTCTGACGGAAAGTATGCGATAGCACAGGAAAGTTCTTCTCCGTATCGTATGTTCAAATCTTCGGATTATCTGGGCTCATTTACTGAAATAAATACGGCACCGCTTACATCATTAGGTATTAGAGCGAATTACCGGTTTATCATAATGAATAAAAATAGACTTTAACAACAATGCAATATATACATATTTATTCCGAGGAGAAAGTTGTCCGTCTTGATTTTGAACTGGACGAAAACTATGAAGTGGGTACAACCTATGAGGATTACCTGGATGGAGCCTGGGTACCGTTGAATGCGGAACAGGAAGCATTTTACGAAGCCCATCCGGCAGCGTCTGCAAAGGAAATTCTCGAATGTGAATTAACCCCTCCCTATGAACCGACTTTGGAGGGTGTGAAGAGCGCGAAGGTCAATGAAATTGCTGTTTACGATGGATCCGATGTCGTGAATTCCTTTACGCTTGGCGGCAAGCGGATGTGGCTTGACAAGGATACGCGGGTAGGACTGGTAAACTCAATTGCTATCGAGCAGGCTGTGGGTAAGGAGACAACCGTGCTGTGGTATGATGCCGTGAAGTATGTAATCCCCATTCCTCTTGCCTTGCAGATGCTGGCCGCACTGGAACTGTATGCCCTGGAATGCTATAATGCCACGCAGGAACATCTGGCCGCGGTTATGGGACTTGCTACGAAAGAGGAGGTCGGAGCGTATGATTACACTTCCGGTTATCCTGAAAAATTAGTGTTCAACCTTTAAATTGATAGCTTATGATTTACTTATGTTTTATGTCGCTGTTTTTGCTCACTATGTACATAATGTATGCGGTGAGAGTGTGCGGAGTGCCCTGGTCGCTCTCTGACACCTATTATCAACTGAAGAAACGGAACCGCTCGGCGTGGCTGTTTCAGGCGGCGATGGCCGTTCCTGCCATGCTGCTTATGCCGGTGTGGATTGAATGCTCATCGGAGAACCTGCAATGTTTGGCATTTCTTGCTTGCGGTGGGCTGATGTTCGTCGGGACAGCCCCGCTGTTCAAGGAGGAATTTCAGAGCAAAGTACATTATGCAGGGACAGTAATAGCCGGATTAGCTACAATTCTTTGGGTTTGTCTCTCCGGTATGTGGTACTTGCCTGCGGTTGCTTTCCCGATAGCCGTTGTTATCATGTTGAGATACCGGAAATGGCTGTTCTGGGCGGAGATGGCAGCGTTTGCTTGTGCTTATGTGGGGGTGCTTATAATTTGTATCGATTGTTAAACCGGGAGAAATGGAAATGAATGATTGGATTATGTTGGTGACCGCACTCGGTGGCATCGAGGGCATCAAGCAGCTTGTTAAGTGGTGGATGTCGCGCAAGACCAATGCGCGTATTGAGGATGCCCATGCGGATGTTGAGGAGTTCAAGGCTTTACGGGAGTACAACGAGTTCCTGCAGAAGCAGCTTTCGGAGAAGGAACAGCGGTTTGTGGAGCAGACTGACCGGCTCCGTAAGGTGCAGGATGAATTGTTTACACTGAAGGAGACTAATTCTGACCTGAAACTGGAACTGGCACTGAAACGGTGTGAGAGAAAGAAGTGCAGTGATAGAGAACCGCAAAATGGGTATTAATTGAATAAGGAGGAAAATTGAAATGGCGAATGTGAATCAACTTGCACCGTTTATCCTAAAATGGGAAGGCGGTTTCGTGAATGACCCGGCAGACCTTGGAGGTGCTACGAATATGGGTGTGACTATCGGTACGTGGAAGTCATGCGGCTATGACAAGGATGGTGACGGTGATATAGACGTGGATGACCTGCGTCTGCTTACCCGTGAGGATGTCGTTAACCGGGTGCTCAAGTCGCATTATTGGGACAGATGGAAAGC